AAATTATCAATTCGTACTAAAACTTCTGTAAATGCACCAATTTGAGTTTCTTGATCTTGTAATTCTAATATTCTTTCTTGTCGTTCTTTTTCAACTCTTTTAGAAATAAGAGCAGTCTTTGCTTTAAATAAATATTCTTTAGCAGCATCTGCTCCAACTGCTTCAATTAAAGCTTCTTGATTTTTTAAAACTTCTTTTGGATTAATCTGAAGATTAACATTTAATAATAAATTGTTTTTAATTTTAGTTTTAGCTTTAACTAATTTATCAAATTCATCTGTTCCAATATAATTAGCAGCAGCTTTATTATTAAGTAATTTTTCAAAAGCAATAGTACCAATAGCCATCTCCGCCTGGTCCTTACTAATCATTTGACTTATAGCTGTATCAAAAGCATCTCCTAATCCTATTTTGAAATCACTAATATTATTCTCTACAATTTGACTATTTAATTTAGGAACTAATAAAGAAGCTTTTTCTGCAAGCTTACTTTTTAATAATCTTTGTACTGGAACACTTTGACCATTAAGAAAAGTTTTAAAATTACTTGGCTCTAAATCTTTAATTAATTTATTAGGAGCTTCTGTATCTCTACTTTCTTTATATTTAGAATATTTTTTATCTATCTCTAAAGATAAAGCTGGTAATGCTTTATTATAATTATTGGTATCTTCAATAGCATACATATCCTTTTGAATAGATGCGATTGTTTTTGCAACATCAGTAATAGCAGCACCTCTTTGAGTTGCTAAAGAAAATGGTAATGCAAGAGCTGATGTTCTTGGTGTATTACTATCTTTAACATTAGCTTGACTGTTAAATATTTCTAACTTTGCCATTATACGATTACCAATCTTCCAGCTTGTTGAGATTGTGATCCCATAGATAATAAACTTCCAGCAGCCTTCATGTATTCTGTATTAGCTGTCATCTTACCTTTAAATTCTTCGCCTCTACCTCTTGCTTCAATTAATAGAGATTGATTAATCATATCGGTTACAGCAACTTTAGAATTGTAATCTGCTATCGCTACATCAAAAGCTTGAAGCTGTTTATTTTTAATAGCAACAAACATTGGAGTAGTACCAGCTCGCATTTCTGCACCAGATCTTAAAGACTTAACAAAGAAATTTGAAAACTGTTGATCTTGTTGATCTAGTAATCTTGGCTTCTCAACTGTTTCATATACTTTTTGTTTTATTGCTGCTTTTTTTCTTTCGTATTGTGCTTCTTGATAAGCAACACTTGCATTGTATTTACCGATTGCTTTTGCTGAACTTGCAGCAGCTAAATTACCTATGAAACTCATATATCTTTGCCATCCTATAATAGTTAGTTTTGTCTGGACCATACATGGTCATCAAACCTTCATTTTTTAAACCAAGCCATTCGGCAAACCGAACTCCAGTTTTAAATTCTTCTTTGACTGCTGTTTGCAATCTCCAAACTTCATTGTTCTTACAGAGTAGATCTAATCTTCTCTTGACCGCAGAAGCTGCTTTAATTTTGTAATCATGAACTCCTTTACTTGCCATAACCCAACCTTCAGCAACTCCATCCCATAAAGGAATAATGCCGCCAGAAAGGATAGGAGTATTGTCAGCCAATAAAGTGAATGAAAGACCAAACACTTTAGTATCAATTCTAGTCTCTGTGTAACTCGCATCTATATCCATCAATTCATGATTTAATCCAAACTCAACCATTTGATCGCCATGGTGTCTTTCGTAAGGAACTATTTTAAAATTAGCCATCCGATGTAACTAAAGTTGGATAAATTGCTAATATTGAACAAGGAAGAGGCTGATCTTGTTTAATAAATATAAAGCCATCCGAATTATAGTCATCGTTAAATTCAATTTCTTTGTCTCCAGAAAGTAATGTATCAACTGGATTACTTAATAAAGATGATGTTGTTCTAAATGGAATTAACTCTAAATTAGTTAGAGATGGTCCAACCTTTACACCAACTGTTTCAAATAATCTTAAAACAACTTTTGATATTCTTTTTGTTTTACCTTGAGAAGTACCTTCGGCAGCTCCACCTTCAATTCTCATTGTTTGTAAAATACTGTCATAAGATAAACCAACACATGCTTTAGTAGCAGATCGATCTAATGTGATTGCACCAGAGCTTACAGTTTTATTTGCATGAGCTGCACCATCAGCTAATATTGAAACTGTTTGACCTTCTAAATGTGCAAGACCACTTAATGTAGTTGTAGCAGATCCAGAGTAGGAGAGGTGGCTATCTAAAAATTTAAAATCGTTTGCATCTGTTTCATCAAAATCAAAATCAGAAAAACATTCTACATATCTTTTAGTTGCACCATTAATTGTTCTTTTAACAATAACCCAAACTTCATCTTCTGTTAGTGTTCCAGAAATACTTGCAATACTTTCACATACTGCTCTGCCACTTCCAAATTCTCCACCGAAAATATGTCTTGACCAGGCAATAACATTTTCAGATCTTTGATAAGTCAAACAAGCTAAAACTCCATCATCTCTAACACACCAAATATTACTACCTGGCTCTTGTTGATATGACATTTCATTTATTCCAGTATCAGTAACTGTTTCATTTAAAATAGTTAAGTCTGGAGCTTGATAACCATCACTATCAAAGTTGTATTGTAATTCTCTAATTTTTCTTTTTGCTTTTTGTAAAAACAATATTGCGTTACCAGCTGGAATAGCATCAACATTAGCTGATCCAAAAGAACTTTGTCTTTTAATCGTAATGTTAGTTGGAGTTATACTCGCATCTGTTCCATCTGCTGAAACTGTAAATTCTCCTCCAGTCGTTCCAACCACTAAAGTTCTTACTGCTTTCATATATCTAATGGCATTAACTTGATTAGATGCAATCGTATAAACCATAGCATCATCAGCATTTGTGCCAGTAGTCATGTTTTCGTAATCTCCAGCTTTAGAGAAAAATAATGTTTGTGGCTCATCTAATGTGCCAGCAAAAACTAATCTTTGTTCAAAGAATGAAACACATGAAGGATGTCCAGTTGTATCTGAAAACGCACCTAGGTTAAAAGCTGCTGTTGGATTGGTGTTTGTAAATGCAGTTGTAATTGTACAAACAACAACAGTCGTACTTGATCTGGATGTAATTTTAGCTTTACCAGAATTAAAAGATATTATTCTTCCAACATCAGTTGTTTGAAATCCAGCTCCACCATTTATTCCAGTTACCGCAGAAGCAGTAATATTAACTCCAGTTCCAACACTAGCAGAGGCTGGTGTTAAAGTTGTCGTTGTTGTATTCGTTGCAAGATAAGGTCCATCAGTAAATTCAACTTCAGCTAATGTCCAGGCTGTATGACCAGTTCTTGATAACTTCATCACTTCATGATTTGGATGTGTGATGTACATAACATCTGCTGATTGAGCAAATTTTATGTCAAATAATTCTGCTGTTAAATATGGAGAAGATATTTCATAAGCTGATCCACCAGAAAGTATCTGTCCTTTGTCTTTAAAAAATCTAATATAATTATTTCCAAATTCTAAAATATAAGTTTGAGTAGTTGAAAATTCAAAAGGTATTAATCTTGTTTTAGCAGCTGAAGATTTTACTTCAGCAATAAATTGAGTTCCAACTCTTCTAGTAGCAGCACCTTGAGGATGTACTAAAAAATTTTCTAAAGTTTTTGCACCAGAGCTATATTTTTCAAAATCTGTTCTTCCATCCATTTTAGGAGAAAACTCTCCAGATACAAAAGATGTTAAAGCTAGTGTTGTTCTTGGCATATCTTTTTAAAAATTTCTTGTTGGCTTAATCCTTGTTCTTCTCTTTTACATTTAGAAGTTGGATCAATTTCATGTTCGTTAATAATCTCTACTAAAGCATATCGATAAACTTTAGTGTCATCTCCCCATTGAAAATGAAGAAGTGATTTAGGTTCAGAATATTTTTCTAGTAATCTTGGATCAAAAGCCGATTTGGTCATTATAATCTAGCATCTGTAAATTCAGAGCTTTCAATAGTTCCTAATGAGTTTTCTGTTGCATCAATAAATCTTGCTTCTCTTAATCTTTCATCTGCTCTAACCATATATTTATCAGCTAGTGTTGCATTGTTTGTAACTGCATAAGCAAGATCGGCAGCAAGTTGATGAGATATACTTTCTTGTAAATAAGTGTCGTAATTATTTGGATCAGTATCTATCGCTATATAAATTATATAAACAGTTCCTTCATTGGTTACAATATTTCTGCCTTCTAATTTATAATCAATATCTGATTTAATACTGTCTGTTGATCCATTATGAACTTTTAAAACTCTTAAACAATCTGAAGGTAAAGCATAAGCATAAGAATATTCTACTACTGGTGCTGTACTGTTTTGAGCTAGTTGAACTCTTTTGTGTAAGCAGTTCCAAGCATGAGATCTAAATACTCTATTTCTTACTGGCTCATATCTTTGATTACAAAGTCTAGCATTTTTACTATCGTCAGTTAATGCTGAAATAGTTGATGCTCCTAATAAGTTAAGAGCTGAATTACATATATCTACTACACTTGCCATTAAATATTCTCCACCTTGATTTCTTTACAATCAAATTTGATTGCTAATTGATTATTATTAATTTCTTCTCTACTTAATTTATTTAGATTTTTATAAGACTGTAAGTAACCTTCTAAAATACATTGGTCATAAGTATTAAATTCCACTCCTAAAACTTGTCCAGGCATACATTGAGGCGGAGATGTTGAAAAAGAACACAAGTATAAAATTACGATATATTTCATTTTAGCATTTCCATCTTCGTCTTGCTTGTCTGATCCTTGAGTTTGGATTATTTTTAGTTTTTGCAGAAGATCTTTTCAGTTGTCCTAAAGATCTTGCACAATATGATTTTCTTCTTTTAGCAGCCTTTGATCCTGGTTTAACTTTACCAGTTACTGCTGTTTTTAATTTTGATCCTGGATTAGCTCTTCGATAAGCTTTTACTCCAGCCTTTGTCATTCCAGCACCTTTTTTAGTAGGTCTGTAATTTTTTTTATTTCTTGAAATTGCTCTTGCCATTTGACTAATGCCTGGCGGATTTCTCCGCCAAGCAAAATGATTATTGACTACTCAACTGTGTACATAACCCAACAATGAATAGAGCCACTTATAGTTGCTCCACCAGTTGTGATTACAATATCAGTTTCCGCAGTTGTTCTGTAACCCAGACCAGTCATCGCAGTATTAGCAGCAGTAGAGCCACCTAACATTGATTGTGTTTGACCAGCAGCATTCCAAGTACCTACAGCAGCTAAATATCTGTCATCGTCTCCGCTGTCTCCAACTTTCAAAGTTGAAGAAGCTCCTAAAGCATCACACTTTAGAACAACATCCATTATAGTTGCGTTAGTTGGTATTCTACCAATCGTTATGTCTGATCCAGATGCAAGACTTGAAGCTTCATAACTATCGTATGAAACTCTCATCTTTCCACCAAGAACTTCGCTGTCCACTTTTACAATAGGATCAGCAGTTATATTTGTGTAATTTACACCTTTAACACTTGCCATGATATATATCTCCTATTGATTAAGCTTCATGAGCTTCGATTGTTACAACTTTATCTTCTTCCATTCTAGTTGCACCGATTGACTGGCAAACATAAACTTGATGAGCATAACCTTTGTCAGATCTCTCATCAATTCTAGTCATTAAGTCTTGACCGATAGCCATCTTGCAGCCATCCATTGCCCATACTAGGCAAAGTCTTTTAGATGATGCAGATGTAAGTCTGTTAGACACTATAAAGTTGAAGCCAAGGAATGAATTAACTTCTCCATTCGCTAAAGCTTTAACACTATTAAAATCGCTTGAAGTAACTTCAGTAGTTCCTAATAGATCTGTGATCTGTTTTGGAGATACTGCAATGTATCTAGCGATTGATGGATCAACTGAAGCTGCATCCAAGATCTCTTTTGCAGATCTTAATTTAGCAATAGTTAAACCATTAGTACCACCTTCAGTTATCTTTTGGCTTGAAGGAAGAGCAGTAGCTGTTGAGCCAGTCTCTCCAGTATAAGCTGTGCCAGATAACGCAGCGATGATTTCATCGTCTTGAGCTCTACCTAATGCGTAAGCAGCAGCAGAAGCATAAGCCGATGTTGGATCGATTAGAGTTCTAATTTTATCTTGGTTATCGATAAGATCAGCATACTCGTAATCAACAAGACTAACTCTTCTTCTTGCATGTGGTGTGTCCATCTGTGGAGTGTCAGCATGTCTTGTAGTTCTTTTAACTGCAAGAGCACTTCCGACTTGGTCGAAAAATGCATTTTTGCCAACAACAGTTTCAACATCAACAGCAGATCTCAAAAGTGAGCCTTTTTGTTGTGATAGCATTTGTACATTGTTTGAATACTGCTGTACAAAAGCTGTAGTAATTTGATTTGACATTGTCAAACCTCCTTATGTTGTGGTTGATTTTATCGACTTGGTTGTCTCCGAATTGGAGGTCGCATCTGTGAATTTTAAGACTTCACTTTGTCTTTTTTCTTGGCGGTCTTTTCAGATTGTCGCTTTGAAGTTTGCATAACCCAGTCAAAATAATTTTCAGCTATTGGCAGAGGATCTCTTCGATCATTCTCTGGACCAAATTCAGTTGCTAGTCTTAAACATTCAAGTCTAACTTCTGCGTCTGTTATTATTTCGCCTGGCTCAAATTTTTCATTAGCCATTTAACATCTCTCTCAACTTCAAGACTTCTTGAACTGCTTTGTTATGATTTGGATGTGTCTTAATCCAATAAGCAGAGCCTTCTTGAGTTAGTTCGTTAATTTCTTTTTCAATATCTTTAGCTGTCATATAATCAGATCCATCGCCTTTGATGATTTCATCTTCTGATAATTTGTCAGCTAGTTCAGAAAAAGCTTTTATGACTTTAATATTGTCTCCAAGTCTTGAGCCATCTTTTAGATAAGTATTTTCTAAAAAATCTGATCCTAAAGAATTAACTGCAAGCTTTTTAGCCTGGTCAAGTCTTTTAGCAAATTGAGGTCCATACTCTTTTTTAAGTTCAGTCTCTGTTTGTAATTGTGCTTGAGCAGCAGCTTCTTCTTGAGATGCAGCATTGTTGCCATTCATCTCATTATAAAATTTAATTAAGCCTTCAGCTTGTTTAGGAAGTAATCCTAATTGATGTGCAGCTTTATTAAATTCTTTAACTTGCGTTTGATCCAGTTCTTGATCTTTGATGTTATATTTGTAGCCATCTGGTGTATCTGGTGCACCAAGTCTTTTAAATACTTCATTCCAATCTTCCTCTGTTGCATGCTTATTAGGAACTGGAATTTTATCAGCTCCAACAAGTTTTTGAGCATGGAGATAACTTTTTACGAAATCTTCCATGTTGTTAAAATTGTCCAAAGCTTTTTCTTCTTTGAAACCTTCAGGAATTAAATCTTTAAAATTTGTTTCCTGGTTTTCTGAAACTAATGTCGCTTCAGTATTATTCTGAACAACATCAGTCGATTGTTCAGATTGCACCTCTGGTGCAGTTGTCTGATTTTCCATATATACCTATTGGTTATTTTGATTTAAGTATTCCTTTGATGAATAGAGAAATTGATCTCTGTCCTTCAAGGAATGCGGTCTCATGACTGTTATCTTTTGAGAAAGTAGTCGAACTCTCATGACATCTTATTGAGATGTCCTCTAAAACTCTTTTGCCTTCTTCAGATCCAAAAACTGTTTTGTAATCTTCTCGAAGCTGTTTAATCTTTTTTTCTATTTCTTTATTGTGATCCATCTTGAACTATTTTAGCCATTGGAGCTGCATTTTTAGCCATTTGAGTTTCAGCCATTTGTTGCTGCATTTCCATTTGTTGTGCTTCTTGTTCAGCTCTATCTGCTCTAATTTGTTCTACTTCAGCATCTGATTTAATTACTTTTGCTGGTAATCCTAAAATTGAAATAATTTGTTTTACTAATCCATTTTCATCGATGTAATCCATAACTGGCATTGTTTGAGCAAGTGATCCAAAAATTTCTAAACCTCTCATTAAAGATTGAAGTTCTTGTCCTCTTTGAGCTAATGCCATTGGAGAAACAAATTCTATTTTTAATTCTTGTTGCTGAAGAATATCTGGAGATTGCATGAACAAACCATTTCTTAAAAGAATATTAAATACTCTAGTAATCAATGGAGATAATAATTCAGATTGTAATCTACCTAATACTGGACCAAGTATTCTCATTTTCTCTTCCTGTCTTTGGACAACTTCAGTCGCAGTCATGTTTCTATTTTCAGTTACAACTAACTGATCGATATGAAACATTTTATTAATAGCATCTCTTCTTTGATTTTCGTTATTAATAGTAGTTGAAGTATTAGCATTAATATTTAGTGGCTCAATTCTATCTCTTGATCCAGATCTATAGTAATTAATAGATCCTGGAGACATTCTAATAGGAGCTAACATTCCATCATCTGGAATGAGTAGAGGAGGATCAATTTGTTTTGCAGCAGCTTTTAAACTGTTCTCTACCATTTTATTTAAAACTTTTACATCTGGTAAAGCATTCATTCCTGGAGATCTTCCATACTGTTCAGTAGAAGCTTTTAAGTATCTTGGAACAACATAAGGATTTTCTAAAAAGCCACCAAAAGATATTATGTGTCCAGATCCATATTCAAAATAAATACTTTGAAATGGCATATTCTTTTTATCTTTTTTATTAGGATCATAATCAATTCTTGGTCTAACAACATGAACTAGATCTACATCATCAAATGGATTTTTATTTGCAATGTTTTGAATTTCTCTTGATACATTTTCAAAACCAAATTTAGATACAGCTGCTTGAGCTGACATTTTAAATCTACGATATATTGTATCGACATATCCTTTTTTATTTTCCTGGATATAAATTTCTTTAATGTGTCTTGCAGAAAAGTTTAATACATCTTCTTGATCTTCTTCAATTAATAAGCATGAAGTTCCAAATGCAATCAAATCATGATATGCTTCATGGATTTCTTGTTGAAAGTTTGATTTCTGAATTACATCGTACATGCGTTCTGTACTGTCCTCTAACCATTCTTTCGCTTCATCACTCTCATTTAATTGTGTTTCTTTAAATCTTAATGAGAACCATCTATTGGCAGATGAAGTCAACATACCATGCAGAGATGCAGCTAAAAGTTCAAGAGCATGGACAGATGTTGCGTCAAATATTTGTGTATGTCTTTTATCTCCTCTTGCTCGTTCTTTTGTGATCTCTGCTTTTCTAGGTAACATCAAATCTGCTACTTCTTGCCAATGGCTTTCCCAGTTTGATCTTTTTTCCATTAACCTAGATAGGTTGTCTTTTAGCTGTTTAGCTAAAGTTTTAAATTCTTGTGATTGCATCTATTTTTTTCTTTTTCTTTTAGCTTTATTCTTTTTGCTATTTGGAAAACCAGCTTTCATATTCTTGTAAGCTTTAGCTGATATAGTTGATTTCTTTTTAGATCTGGAAGTACCAGCTTTTTTTCTTTTATTAATATTTCTGTAAAGGCTCATAATTTATCCTAATAATACTTTATTACTTAATTTTGCTTTAGATGTGTCGCCAGTAACAGAAGTTAAAACTGTTTTAGTTTTTCTTCCTCTTTTTCTTTTTAAGAGATCTTCATCATTGTTCATCTCAATAGATGTAGGAGCTGTCTTATCTG